TTGTGCGCCTCGTAGATTGCGGACTACCTCATCAGCATTACCGCCCGAAGCCGTGCGCAGTGTGCGCCCCATGATGGCATTGCGTCCACCTTCATAAAGCGGATCAATAAAAGACCTAGCCACTTGAGCGCCACGCACCGCAACGGGAACCGCAGCGCCAGCACCAGCACCGATAGCCACGTTTTTAAATCGCTCACCCGCGCTTGTACCGGGTTGCAATGCGCCATAAGTTGCACCAACAGCAGCGGAGCCGGGAATAGTTGCCGCACCGGGAATAAATGCAGCAGGGGCAGCGGCAATCACGTTGCCGGTGATGTTGCCAGCCATACCCGCGCCGGTATTCATCAAAGGAGCATCGAGGTTGCGGCTTTCTTGAATTTGCTCATTAGACATGCCGCCCATGCCTTGAGGCAAATACTGCCTTACGCCTCTGGCAATGTCGTAGCCAGCTTTACCCATGCCAGCTAGGAATTTGTCCGTGCCACTCATTCCCACCGTAGGGTCATATTTTGCGCGGTCTTCCTCTAGCTGCTTTGCGGCTTTATCTGCTTTTGATGCACCAGAAAATGCGGCAGTAGCGGCCTGAATTAGCTGCTCATCTGTAGCGCCTTCCGGCCCTTCAATCTTGAGAATTGAACCGTCTGGGGCTTGTACTTTGTAGATTGGCATTAGCGTACTACCTTAAATCCAGTAGGCATTGATGACTTAGGTGCACCAGCGTCCTCGGGCGCTTCAATTTGCAAATACGGAAGAATCGTAGCGGCCTGCGGATCACTCTTAAGATTCGATATATTGCGCTCATGCGTAGCAATACGGGCGCGTGCAGTTTTGCGAATTGCACCAAGGAACGTTTCAAGTTCTGGCTTGGTAAATTCATTGATCTGACCGGCTTCTGCCTTGCGAAGAATAGCGCGCTCGCTTTCTGTGATCTGGCCTTGACCTTTCATCTGACCGGCAGCGGACAATTCTTGACGTGCCAAGCCTTGGATAACGTCGCGTGTCTTTTGCAGCGTTTCTGTAGTGTCTTTGCCTGCGATGCCAAGGGTTTGCCCAATCTGGGCCAGTGTAAGGCGCTGATTCGCCAATGGCCCTACAAGCGCTTTGCTTAGGCTCTGGCTGATCTGGTTTGCGTTGTTAAGTGTTTGCACTGCGGACTGCGCTTGCTCAAACCCCTTTTCAATCTGACCGGATATGCTAGTTCCAAGCCCTTCGTAAAACTTTTTATCGGGCATGTTTACGGTTGCAATGTTCTTTGCAGCGCCTGCGGCAGCTACGCGAGACTTAGCGCCAATTAATGCCTCATTGGGCACTAGCTTTCCGGTAACTGGGTCTGGAATTAAAAGATCAGAGGCCAAGTCAGCTTGCTTCGGTATGGGATCACTAATGGGTTGTCCAGTAATCGAATCAACCAATCGACCATTAATGACTACGCCCTTGTTTTTGCCGTAGTTTTGCGATTCGTAATAAGACTTTACCAGTTCAGCAGGTACACCAGCCGCCAATGCCTCTTGAGGCGTTTTTGCAGACTGCAATACGCCCATCATTGTTTTACGCTGCTCAAGCTCTTGTCTCTTTTTATACTCATCCTGAGCCGTAGTTAGCGCCCCCTGCATTCCCATTTGTTGGAACTGCGGGAACTGCGAGCCAGCCGCAACACGATAAAAGTCATCCATGCTTCCGGCCTTAACTGGCATCTGGATAGGCGCGTTTACGTTGCCTTCATCGTCATTAGGCGTGAGAGGTTGTACAGTCTCTGCGGGTTTGCCACGTAGCGCGGTAATCATGGCGTTCATGTCGCCCTGCATGGCCTCTTGTTTTTTTGCTTGCAGGTCTGTCAGCTCTTGGTTTGCTTGCTGCTCACCTTTAAAACCGCCGTAACCGCGAAGGCCAGCCGCTAAGTATTCCAGCGGATTAGCTGCGATGTATCGCCCACCCACCATGCGTCCTTGCGGGGCTTGTTGGTCTTGTTGTTGCAAATACTTTGCCCGTTGCTGGGCAATGAGCTTTTCTTGTTCGTCGTAGTTCATCGGAACAATCCTTTTGCACCTTGTACCATTGAGCCGCCTGCACCGGGCAATCCTGCCAGCCCCATGCCTACCCCAAACAATCCAGACATCATGCCGCTAGTTTGTGCATGGGCTGCGTTTGTGGCATCCATATCCGCTTGGTATTGCGACTGAGCCGCTCCTAGGTAGTTTGCGCCTTGTGTCTGGCCTTGCTGTGCGTAACTTTGGAATTGTGGAGACTGCACCTGAGCGCCAGAGCGCAGGGCGTTTACCAAGTTCAAGGGCCGGTCTTGGACGTATGCTTGCTCCTGCAATGCACTTGCGCGGTTTGCATTGGCGCGTTGTCCCTGCGCGGTCATCTCTTTCCCGTAAGCCTCAGAGCCTAGGGTGATACCTTGGTTTGCCAGTCGTGTGCGCAGTGCTTCGTCTTGTTGCGACAATTGAGGCTGTAGGCGAGACATAATCGCTTCTTGCGCAGTCTGTCCTACGTTGATTGCACGGCTAGGCAGTTGAGACATATCCAATTCAGGGTTAGCGAGTAGCCCTTGAACCTTGTCAAAACCCTGAGAAGCTGTATCGGCGTATTTGTCCGATAGCGCCATTTGTTTGTCTAGCGTTGCCTGAGCTTGTGGCGTGAGGGTCTGGGTTTGCTCCCATGTACCGTCGCCTAGTTCTTTGTAGGTCAGGTTTCCATAGGGTGTATATTGGTTGACCCGATTAGCGCGAGTAGCGTATTTAGCCGCCTCAAGGTTGCCTGCTGCGGTTTTTTCTGCTGCTGCTGTGTAATCAGGTGCGGCTGGCGCGCTCTGTTTGCCCATGATACTTATCCTCTAAAAATCTACATTCGGACTTGAACATCCGGTATATAAGCAGATCGCCTTCAGGGATAGCCTGAGCTAGTATGGCCTCAAGTGTAAACCCTAATCTGTCCATTAACAATCTGCTTTTCACGTTATCGCTGTGGACTGGTGCGGTAATCCGGTTAACGCCTAGTTGATTCATAGGGTAATCAAAGATCAACCGCAAAAACCCCTTAGTCGCCCACCCTTCATCCCCAGCAATATGGCAGACAATATTGGCCTTGGTGTAGTCCTCGTAAAGAACCCCCGCCACCAGTTGACCGTCTTTTAGCCTGCCTATCGCAGTTCCCCTGCCCTTACACCAATGGCCCCCAGTTTTGGCAGATACCCACGGGCCGACTAAATCGGCGTCGAATGTGACTTCGTTTCCATAGACTTTCAAAGCACACTCTGCCCTTGTTGGTATAAATAGTCGATATTTGTGAAACGCACATCGGAGCCGTTATTCTGGATTTTAAGACGCACCGCCGCAGAGTTACACACGGCCCCTACAGTCTGCCATGCTGTGATGCCCGTTAGACCACCACCCCAAACCATAGAACCCCATACCATCGAACCCCAAACCATACCGGTGGGCGGTGTGTAGCTCAAAGCACCTTGAGGGTCTTGCAGGTTAAAGTCAGTATTCAGTCCATAAGAAACCGAGGGGGTTCCTGTAGTCTGCAAATACGGCCTAACCATCGTGAAGTATTTATTCCGCGCTTTGTTGCCGAAGTAGTTAAATGCGGGGAGTACGTCAGCTTGAATAGGGATGGACACGTCTAGATTACCAGTCCAAGCCTTTTTGATGGAGTTGCCATCCCCGTAATAGAGGCCAGTCGCAGCATTTAGCCACACGGTAGCATTCCAGCCGGTTAGCTTAGTCCATGCGCCTGTGATTGTGTTTTGTGCATACTGGTAATTCATGCCGTTACCCGCTGGCACGTTCAAAATCAGCATGTTGTTATCAGGGTATTGGCAAAGCTGCCAGCCGTAGTTACCTGAGTATGAATTAGCAGCTTGACTGACGGAGTTTTGGATTTTGTCTGTCAGGGCCACGCGTCTATCAACGGATGACGACAACAAGCCCTTACCCAGTGGGAATACGCCTTCCATGCAGTTAATCGCTAGATCACCGCCGAATTTGATACCGCATCGACGCCCCAAAGGTCTGCCAAGGGTAAACACTCCGACTAGGTTCCATGCAGATGCGCTAGAAGGGTCTGTACCAGAGTAAACAGCCACTTCGCCGTTTGTACTGATAATAACAAAATGGTCATCCGAACCGGAGCCTGCGTCAATAGTCCACGTATAGCACGCCTGAATTGACCCGCCCAAACGAAAGATAGAGCCGAGGTCGATAGAGGAAGCCGCGCCTCCTACGGAGTTCACCGGCAGATACCAAACCCGCATCGAGTTTGTTTCGACGAAGAAAAGACGGTTTTTAAATAGCTGCGCGTGAACTAGGGTTGTCGTCGTTACGCCAGTGATAGCGGGAGTAGAGGCGCCGGTAATGGTTGTCCAAGTTGTACCATTCCATAGGCGGGGAGAATCCACCCCGTTAACCATGTAAAGGAAAGAACCGCCCGGAGTCGTGATCTGCGCGTGTTGCCATCGAGCGTTAGTTAGGCCAGTCTGTACTGCCGCACCCACTGCGCCTGCCGTGGTGACGTTGTAGAACGATGTGCCAGCCGCTGCAAATAGCGTTGAACCGCCGGATGTAGGCAGATACTCGACCAATGTCTCTACAGTGCTAGGAAGGCCCGTTACATGGCTTGCAGAGCCTTTGCGGATAGCGAGGTAAGACGGATATGGCCACCAGTTCTCAAGGACTACCGCATCACTCGGAGGCATATCTGCGATGCCGTCCCTGTCGTTAAGGCCAGATACGGGCGCGGGTATGGATGTTGCCGAGGCTTTCATTCTTTCCCCTTGTTGTAAGCGGCAACACCTGCGCCCGTTCCGATGCCAAGCAATCCGAGCAATGCAGGGTCTGCGCGGCCTAGTAAGTCCGACTCGTTGCGGCGCATCGGGTCAAAGGCGGCAAAGCGTGATCGGATTTTTTTAGCATCTGGCATTACAACTACATCACCGCTGACAACAGCTTTGCCTTCTGCTAGCCCATTCTTGATGTTATTCATGTTGAAGATTTCAGGCGAGACTTGGCTCCTGATGTCTGCCATCAAAGGCATAACAAACCCGCCTTCCTCTTTTGTTGGGAGTCCGGGTGTTTTTTCAACGTACCGAGACGCCCCTACTGGATTCTTGGTTGCAAATACTCCTTTGACAAATTTTGTCTTTGACGGGTCAAAGGCATCAAATTCTTTATTTGTCCCATGAAAAAAGTCCTCCATTCCCATAGCATTAGCCCGTTCCATAGGCGTGTTGTCAGGACGCAGCCCTAAGCCGCCTTCGCTCACTGGTTTAGCAGCGTTGCGCTGTGCTGTGGCTAGCGCTTCCTCTTGTGGATATTTAAAACCAACAACTCCCCGCTGCTTGCCTAAAGTAGCCGGAGCCATCGCGTTATCAATCATGCGATTTGCACCCGCTGCAATTTGCGGGGCTTTTGCGACTGCGACAACTGGAGCCAAGCCGCCTAGCACTTCACCCGCCATTTTGGGGATGCCTTCTTTTACCGGAGCCGTAAGCCCTTTTTTCTCCATCCAATCAGAACCGCCTACAGCGTTTTCAGGGATAGGCAGGCCAGCTTTGCGGAGTGCCCATGCTATCGCGTCAACTGGTGCGGATAGGTTAGATGCGGCAGAGTTTGACGCGCTTTGCGCCGTGTCTCGCAGAGCTTGAATGATTGCTTTTTTGTCCATTGTTACCCCAACGTCTTGTTATAATGCAGTTTCATGGCTAGGTTTGCTCCCGAAAACCAGTCGCTCCACTGGCTGCCATGAATTTTACATTTTGGAGCGTTGCTAGGAGCAACAACATGGAAGAAATCTGGAAAGCCGTGCCCGATTACGAGGGTCTTTACGAAGTCTCCAACTTTGGCAGTGTGCGCAGTTTGCCACGAGTCGTATGCAATAAAGACGGAATGCCGGTTGGCAAAAACTCTGGAAAGATTTTGACACTTAGCATTGGTTTGCGCGGAAGGCGTCAAGTGATGCTTTACAAAAACAGAAAATATCAATGTTTTAAAGTTCACGCTCTTGTAATGCTTGCTTTTGTCGGGCCGCGTCCAAAGGGCATGGATATTTGCCACAATGACGGAGACGCATCTAATAATTTGATAACTAACCTTAGATACGACACCCGAGCTGGAAACTTTGCGGACAAACTTTTGCATGGAACTCACCAAAGAGGTGAAAATGCACCTTTTCATAAATTGACAGACAGTCAAATTCACGAAATTAAAAAACTTCGCAGCGAAGGCAAAAAGTGCAGAGAACTTGGCGAAGTTTACGGAGTTCATAAGGTCTACATAAGTCAAATTTGTCGCGGTGTTGTTCGTAAATTTAGTTAGAACTCCACGAGCCATCTGGAATATTGGCGGTAGTCAATAGCACTGAGCTGCCAATAGGAGACAGAGACAATTTTGGAAAACTTTTGTCTTGCGACTTATTGGCTTCAAGTAACGCCCTGAATTCGCCTAAGTCAAAATCCAATGATAGTCCTTTGGCAGCTTTCCAAGCCACTTTGAGGCCAGTAATAAGAAGGCTGTCAGTGAAGATAAAGGTATCACTGTCAGAAGCGAATGCTGTCTGAGCCACGCCGCCAGCAGAGTAAATCCATGCCTTAGAAATATACTC